TGACGAAGCACGGCAGTACCTCACCGACAACGGCGAGTCAAGCAACTAGAGCTGTTCTGCCTGTCTACCTCCCTGTACCGTAATGGGCAGGGAGGTAGATCCACGTGGCGACTGGCAAGGGCTTTAAGGTGCCTGGCGGCGGCAATGTCATCGAGCTGCCCGACCTGGCACCCCCTGGGTCGCAGCGCATCGGCGGCAAGCGCGCCCTGATGGGTCCCGAGATCGGCACGCAGTTCGACTGGGGTCAGCGTCTCTTCGCCTACTACGGCGAAGGCGACGTGTTCGACTACGGCGAGTGGGGCGCGCGGGACATGAAGACCATGTTCAGCCGCGACGGCATCTGCAACGCCATCCAGCTCGTGCTCACCCTCCCGATCCGCGAGGCCGACTACTCGATCCAGCCCGCCAAGGGCGACAAGGGCGAGGCCGACTTCATCAACTCCGTGCTCATGACCCCCGACACCGAGGGCGGGATGCGGACGCCGATCCACGAGCTGATCGGCCAGATTACCTCGGCCCAGATCTACCGCCGGGCGTTCTTTGAAAAGACGTTCAAGGTCCGCGAGGAAGACGAAGCGATCATCTACGACAAGATCGCGTACCGCCCTCCGGCCACCTGCCAGGCGCGCTACAACGACCGCACGGGCGAGGGCAACGGCTTCAGGCAGCAGGTGTGGCTGTTCGGCGGCAACCTGATGACCACCAAGCACCAGAAGGTCCCCGGCTACGTAGACATTCCCAAGGTCAGAAGCTACATCTACACCCACGGCAAGCACATGGAGCCGCTGACCGGCACCTCCGAGATGGAGGTTAGCTACTGGTGCTACCAGACGAAGATGAAGCTGCTCTACCTCTGGTACCACTTCCTGGAGAATCAGGCCCTGCCGCGCACGATCGTCTACGGCAACGACCAGAACGAGGCCAACACCCGCGCGTCCGATATCGCCCAGCTCAAGTCGTCCGGCGTGGTCGGCCTGGAGCGGCCCCCGGACAACGGCAAGGCGTTCGAGATCCTGGAGTCAACGGGAGACGGCGGCAAGTTCTTCTCCGACGCCATGGGCTTCCTTGAGGGCTGGCAGACGCACTCCGTCCTGGCCGGGTTCATGGCGCTGACCGGCAGCGCCACGGGCGGCAAGGGGTCGTACGCACTGTCGCAGGACCAGTCCAGCTTCTACCTCAAGTCCAGGCAGGCTGTCGCCAAAGAGATCGCGGAGTCGGTCAGCTACGACGTGATCCGTCCGCTGATCATCATGAACCGGGGCAGCTCGGCCGCGTTCCCGTCGTTCAAGTTCGGCCCGCTGCAAGACGAGCAGATCCAGGCCCTGCTGACGCTGTTCGGGCAGCTCGCGGCGGCCCCGGCGCTGCACATCCCCCTGCCGGTGCTCGACCTGATCACCGAGCGCATGGCCACCATCCTCCAGCTTGACGTGGACCAGGTGCACCAGGCCCTGGTATCCACGGCGTCCCAGCGTGCCGAGCAGCTAGCAGGCAACCCGCCCCCTGGCATGCCCCCGGAAGCCGCCGCCGGTCTCGGCGCGCTCCAGGGCGGCGTCAACGCGGCGTTCAACATCGCCCAGCAGCACGGCAACACGAACGGCGGGCTCAGGCCCCCGCCGCCAGCCGGTGCTAGGGCGGGTGCACCGGCTCGGCCGAATCTCCAGCAGGCACCGGCCGGGTCACCGACGCCTCCTGGCAAGCCACCGATGACGCCACCGCCTGGCCGGATGGGGTGAGGGTTGTCAGCTTCCATAACCGAGTACCTGATCAACTTCGGGGCACTCGGAGTGGTTGTCGTTTTGCTGGTTATCGGAGAGCTGGTGCCCGGCTTTGCACACCGGGCCACGGAAAGAGCACTAGAGAAAAGCGAAAAGGCACTAGAGGTAGAACGGCAGCGCAACGCAGACCTGCAACTAACAGCCATGATGGGTACCAAAGCTATGACGGCACTGACGCAAATTGCAGAAGACCGACGCGCTACAGAGACCCAGTAGGGCGGTGACCATCTGTGAGGCACTGGTGGCACAGCAGGAAAGCAGAGGAAAAGGCTGATCAGGAGCTGGCCAAGTCGCTGAAGTCTCTGGAGGACACCCGGCGCAAGATCAAGCCGATGGAGGACATCTACCAGCACAACAGGTTCGCGGGGATTATCAAAGACGCGCTCGGAATTGGGTGGGACCAGGGTCCGGGCACGCATAGTGAGGCTAAAACATGAGTGTTCATGACCTGTTTGACACGGACAGGTGGCTGGTAGTCGTCTGCACGATCGTCATGGCTTGGTGGGTCATCCAGTACACGCTGTCGTCGCCCTGGTGGAAAGACGGCGTGGGGCGCAGTTTCGTCTACAAAGACCTGTTCATTCTGCTGATCCTCATCCCCTCGTGCCTGCGGTTCATCTGGCCGTACCTGCTGACCGTCACCGAGAGCCTGGTCATCCAGTGCGTGACTTTCGGCGGTATCGCCCTGGTGGTAGGCACCCGCTGCGTCACGTTCTGGCGCATCCAGCGGCCCGCCCCGGCCAAGATGTGGCGCACGGTGCGCCGCAAGAACGGTGACCACAGCGGCCCGCAGCCGAAGGTACCGGCGTGACCACGCCGCAGCAGCCTCCGCAGCAGCCGCCCCAGGGGAACGGGGCGGCCTACGCCGTCGCTGGCGGCGCGCTGGTGGCTGCTGTGGCGACCCAGCTCGTCACCGCCGCCACGGCGGCGGCTGCCGTCCAGGCGGTAGTCAAGATGACCCAGGCGGCGCGCATCCCCCGCCAGGCCGTCTTCTCCGCCTTCCAGATCGTCATGACCCACCCGCCAGGGCAGAGCGGCCCGTGGGGCTCGGCGTCGCTGGTCACCGAGCGGCTGAACAACCTGCGCCGCGCCCAGTTCGTGGTGAACGCGGCCCAGCGGATCGGAGCCGACCTGATCGCGGCCCGCAGCCACGGCCAGCCGCTGGTCACGGCCCTGGCCAGCGCGGTGGAGCGCGAGCGCCGCTACTACGGGCAGCACCTGGTTGCCATCTGGAACCGCAGCAAGGCAGGCGCGCAGACAGACACGGCGGCGATGACCTACGGCAATCTTCTCGGCTGGCACGCACACCGGCAGGACGGCAAAACGAGCCCTGAGTGCCTGGCTGCGAACGGCCAGAACTTCTACGCTGATCACATGCCCCTGATCGGCTACCCAGGCGCGGTGCACCCGCACTGCCGATGCCAGCCGGGCTCCCCGTTCCCCGGAGCCCGGCTGCTGCCCAGCTACGGCCTGCCGCAGGCGCGTACATACAGGAGGGCAGCATGACGCTGATCGATCTGGTCGGCCCCAAGGGGTACATCCACGGGTGGATCTTTGTAGGCGTGCCCAAGTCGGGCGACAAGGTGCACATCCCCGGCCACGGCAGCGGCACGGTGAAGCGGGGCAACGCGACCCACGCGCACGTGCAGATGGCCGACGGCAAGATCGCCAAGGTCCCCCACGACAAGGGCACCGGCAAGCCGAAGCTGGTCCCCAGCTCCAAGCCCATCGAGAAGATGAGCGACGAGCGGGCAGAGATGGGGCGGCAGGCCAGGGCGGCGATGGCCAAGGGCCACGAGACGTTGTTCCACGGCACCCAGCATGAGTTCAAGCCGGGCGACATCATCGACGCCAAGTTCTCCCGCAAGGGCGTGACCGACCTGCACGAAGGCAAGCAGTACGCCTTCGCGTCCTCCGATCCTGGCGAGGCCACGTTCGCGGGGCACGGGTCCGGCCCCGGCGGTCACGTGTACCGCGTGGAGCCGGTTGGGGACTACGAGTGGGACCCGCACCAGGGGACATCTACCTCCCGGCGGACCTCCGGCGGGTTCCGCGTGGTGGAAGAGGTCAAGCAGTGGAGCGGGGAGAAGATAGGCAAGCCGTTCGACTACAAGTCGATGACCCCCAAGGAAAAGAAGCTCTACGTCAACAAGGGGATCGTGCCCGCCGGGATGGAGCCTCCCTCTAAGCGGTTCTCGAACGTCTTCGCAGCGATCGAGCTGGCAAGGACGGGCAGCTACCGCCCCCCGGCGGTGCCGAGGTACAAGCCGACCGGCGGCCTGCGCAAGGCCACCGCTGCGTCCATGCGCAAGTTGGCCAGCGACCTGGAGTCCCGGCACGCCGACCTGGGCGCGCACATCCACGTCCGCGACGCGGCCAACGCGCTGGAGCGCAACGAGCCGGAGGCGGCCAACCGGCATCTCAGCGCGGCGATCGGCAACATGACGCCGCAGTCGCTGCTCCGCCACGGGCTGCTGACCGACGAGCACCACGACGCCGCCAAGCGCTCGATGGACGCCGTGCACCGGCACATCCTCCTGGTCAAAGAGATCCAGGACATGCAGGCGCACAACGAGTCGCTGCCCCGGCGCGGCGAGAGCGACCCCGAAGGCAGGGGCGATTTCGCGGACGACGACCTGGACGAGAAGCCGACGGCCCGCGAGCCGGGCCAGAAGGCGATGAACACCCAGGACAAGGTGCCCGACGGCGGGTCAGACCCGTCGGTGGCCCAGCCCAAGTCGATCACTAAGTGGGAGGTGACCAAGCAGGTGGCAGCATCCAACAGCGGTGACCTCACCACGGCTATCGACCTGGCGCATCATTTCAACCCGGCGCAGCCGCGCGGCCGGGACGGCAAGTGGGTCAACGCGGGCATGGGCTACGACAGCGCGTTCAAGACC